TTTTGGACAATGGGAACCGATTCAAACCCAGTCAGAGCCTGAGCTTGGGGTAACTGCGTAATAGAAATTTGCGGCATTAGGGTTCCAGCCCAATCACTGCGTTGTTGCCATCCTGAGAGGGCGTTTCAAAGCTCTGCTCAGTACTCAACACCGCACCACCATAAGGCTCTGTCGTAAGGTCGTTCGGATCGGTGGCAACACTGACATCCGGTCGCGGATACTGCAACGCAATACGCTCGGTCTTTCGGGCAGGCAATCGATACGGATCCTTTTCATCCGCGCAATTGCGCTGGCACACCTTCAATCCGGGAAAGTTCGGATCGGGCATTGCCTCAATAATTGGCCTCTTCATGCGACACCTGTCGCAAATGAAGATGGCAATTACTGCATTGCCAGTTGTGTCTAAAAAACGAGGCATGAAAATTACCGGGTATAAACGCTGATGTTGGGGGCATAGTAAATCGGACTCTTGTCCCGATTTTCAGCTTCAGCCATCTGGAAATACTTCTCAGCCTGACCCTCAAGATACTGCGCTCGAGCCAAATCCACCCCCGGCAGTATCAAGCTCATCTGATGCCCAAGCATCATCTGAATGGCCTGATAGAAGTACTGGGGTATTTCCAACTCGCCGTACAAATCACCCACATCCATGACCTGCCGCGAATACCAGATGGTCATTTGGACAAAAGGATCAGACGGCGCTGGCCACAACGTAATCTTGGCCTGCGGAATAGTGCGGTTCAGCCAATACTGGTAAGGCTGGTTTGCAGTGAAATTCTTGTTGGGCAGATTGGTGTAGTCATCACGGTTGAGACGAGCCATCGTGACTTCTGTTGAATTGTTGCCCACATAGAACTCGGCAACATTCAAAGTTCCGCCGCCAGTCTCACGCATACGGTAGTACTGCGAAGAGACACCCGGATCAATGTCATACCAGAGCCATTGGCCAGAAACCCAAGTCTCTACGCCCGTATCCTCAAGCAAATTCCATGTCACACCGTCTTTTGACCACTCCAACAGGATGTGGAAAGAGCCGGAGGTCGCAGGAAGAATGCCAATGGATCCCGCATACACCAAATTCGGCGTTCCAGTCGCGCTGGTGCCGTAATTGATGCCAATGTACCCATTGGGAGATGTCTGAGCGTCCGAAGTAGCAATGTTGTTGTCAAAAGCCAATCCAACATTGCCGGATGAACCCAAATACCCACCATTATTGATGGGAGTCGGGCGATTCAAAGTGCGATACAGCGCATTCAGAACGTCATTTCCGCCAACAGGCAGCAAATACTCGTACTGATCGGGGTTTAAACCGTAAACCTTTTTATCAATCGCCCAGTAATTGATGCCCTGATTGATCAGGTTGCTCAGAAGGAAGAACAGGGACTGCTTTGCAGCCTCTACCTGCTCAACCGTCAACTCTTCGGCCAATTTCCCCGATAAACGGGCACCTTGATCGATGAATTTCTGAACTGAAACTACAGTCTGTCCAACGGTGCCACTGTATGCCATGACCTACCTCACCATCCGGGGCAATTCCACCGCCTCATAGAAGCGCGGGCGCGACTGCCCTTCTCGCTTTTCTTGGCGACCGGCCCCATTCTCGCGCAAAATGAGTCCCTACGAGGGCCACCTTGCGGCTGCGGAGCCTTCAAATGTGAGCCTGTCTCACGATTGTACTTGGCCCTGCCCTTAGCAGTAAGCCCAGCACCACGATCCGCAGGCAACTTCTCGCCACGACCAATTGCCAAAGACGGGCCACCATCTTTGTACTTGGCAGTCTTCGCAGATTCTCGAAACGCATCCGCAGTCGGTGCGCCCTTGCTGCCGGGTTTACGCATCTTCTCGCCAGAACCATGAGCAATGCGCTCCTGTTTGGCATGAATGTTGGCGTACAACCCACCACCAGAAGCTTTATGTTGAGGAAGACTTTTATATGACTTCTTGCCAACATTTGATTCAGTAAATTCTGCGGCTACAGAGGGCTTTATTCCAACTCTCTTTGCAACTTTTGGGTTGTATTCTGCCGCTTTCATCAACCGAAATTGCGCTTTACTGGTAGCTGGCATAAATCACCCGTATGTTTTGATCATTTCCAAAACAACAGTATAGGTATCACCAGCACTTGCGTCCGCTGTGCTAAATAGAATGTTGCCGTTTTTGCCAGCACCAGAATTATTTGTGATGCCGCCAATATTGGTGAAATCATTCTCGTAATTGGTATTGATTGTTGACAGGAAAAAGGGGACATCAGTTGTGGCATCCCAATACATTCTTACTTCCATGCCGTGACATACAGAAGTAATTTTATTAACAATCACTCCTGTGCAAGCCTTTCCAGACCCGCTTGCAGCCAAATTTGAAACATTTACTTTGGTAACCGCTGTTTCACCAGTGCCATCACTAATGTTGGTGAATTTCATAATCGCCAGACGCTCTCCATCCAGAAGAGTCTGAGTAGTAACTGCGTCAGCCATGATTTTTACCTCAAGAAGACAGGGGGCCGAAGCCCCCTATCTGTTTTTAACAAGAACCGCCGTAAGCTCGGCCTTTCCTTACCTTCCCGCCACGCTTGAAGGTGCCAGACTGAAGACTGTTCGCCACGGGTTGGCTGATGAAATGACGAGGCATTTTTTCTGCCTTACCGTCATCTACAACATTACCGCCCGTGGCGTACGCTTTTTTTGCGGCACCACCACGCTTGTAACCACCAGCGTTAGACTCCTTGACCTCACCGGTCGTGGTGTTCTTTACGCCCGGCTTGGCCGAGTTGGCAGGACGATTCTCCCAGTCACCACCCTCAATAGTTGCGCTGGAAAGACCCGGAACGTGGCCACCATCAGCAAAATGATGTTTGCCACCATGCTTATGATGAGCCATATGCTTGTGGTGGGCCTTGCCGCCCTTCTTAAAGCCACCAGCATTGCCCATGCGGACACCGCCAGTGCCATGAGCAGGATCATTGTGATCGCCGTCATTGACTTTGGTGTTCTCAAACTTGCCTTCGTTGCCCTCGATGGTGCCACCCATAGCATACTTGCCACCCTTGCACATTTTTGCCATGTGCTTGTGGTGTTCCATCATCTTATGCATATGAGCAGAACCGCCTTCCTTGCACTTGGCTGAGTAGTGCTTCTCCATAGCCTTGTGATGCTCATAGGAATCTTCAGAATGCCCTGACATATGGTGAACTTTGCCGCCGTGCTTATAACCACCCGGCTTGCTTTCCTTCACCTCACCAGTGCCGTGCGCCTTGTCATGCCGCTGACCATCATCAACCTTGGTCTTGGCATACGGCTTGACGCTATCCTTGATAGTGGTCTTGGTCTCAGCAGCATCAATCTCACCACCAGAAGCCTTGTGATGAATTCCACCATGCTTGTGATGATGAGCCTTGCTTGCAGACATTGCTTCATGGTGGTGAAGCTCTTTTTCAAGCTTGGCAATATGCTTTTCCATACCGGCAGAACCACCCTTCTTCATGCCGGTAAGGGCACGACGAACTTGAGCGGCACGAGCCATACGAGCGCGAGGATCCATCTGACCAAGAGCCGGACGACCCATCGCTGCCATCGGAGCAGCACCCATTGCAGGACGAGCGGCCATAGGCGCGGCCATCGGTGCGCCCATCGGCATACCGCCACCGTCCAACTTATGAGCAACCTTGCCGCCCTTCTTGTACATCTGCGGGTTCATCGCATGACGACGAGCAGAAATAGAAGGCTTCTTCGGCGACTTGCCATGCTCTGCTTCAAAAGCATGATGAGCGCCATGCATGGAACCACCAGCCGCATGATGCATGGATTTATGACCATGCTCCTCATGATGCTTGTGATGCTTGTGATGTACTTTGCCGCCCTTCTTGAGTTTCAAAACAACAGAAGGCTCATCGGTGTACATCTTCACCATTGGCTTAAACTGACCCATGATAGCCCCCTATTAGGAAACGAGGTTCTGGTTTACACCCAAAGCACCCAAACGGGTCGCATTTGGGCCAACCTGAATTGCTGTGAGAAGCATTGCAACAACCAATCGCTTAGTTCCATCAGCAGCAGAACTGGGCGTGACCGTGCCACGAACATCACCAGTGCTGGTTGTTGCAGGACTAGTCGTATCAGCCACAATGGTTGTTGCAGCATCTTCAGCCAGAACATTGTTCCAACCAACATTGTCAATGTAGCCGCGATCCGTAAAACGAACTGGGCAACCCAGAACGTCGGTCGTGCCAATTGCAACCGTGCCGCCAACAGAGCCAGAAACCGTCGCACCAGAGATCTGGTAGAAGGCCTTCTTGCCATTGACAGTGGTTGACTGGGTCGTGCCAGTGGCAATGACTTCGCTCATGGCCTGACCGTAATAGTCATAGCCCGAGATCGTCACGTTGCGATTGGTGATGGTGCCAGTGCCGATGGTAATGCTCGCAGCCCGAGGGCAATCGAGCTGAACAACAGTCACGCCATCAGCACGAACAACCGAAGTGGTGCCCGTGCCAGCAGCAAGAGTTGCACTTCCCGCGCCTGCGTAAGTTGCGGCAACAGAGACGTTGTTGGTCTGCTTGGTCAGCGGAACAACGTCCCACACATAAATACGGCCCAAGGGGCCAACGCCAAGATCCATCGGCGACGGATCGCCAAAGTTGGAATTGACATTGGTACCCATGTACGTCTGGGCTGCACCCAGAAACAAATCATCAGAAAATTGAGGCATCGTCTTCTCCTTGAAAAGCTTGACGAGTTGCTAAAAGGGGCTGGCTTTCACACCAGCCCCACAGGGTCAAATTCCAGCAGTACCAAACGCGCAACGAGGATCGGTGAAACCGACATCGTAACGCTCAGTGGCCTTGTAACGCATGGAATCGGTCTCAAAGTCACCTTCCATCGTCTTCTCCAGACGACGGCGCATCAGCAACTTGAAGCCTTCCGGCGCATCAGTCTGCACCCACCATGCGGTGGACGAAGTCAGACGCGACAGAACAGCGGCACCCTCATCGAGCAAGCCAATCGACTTGATCGGGTTGATGTCGTTGTTGGCATTGCCGGTACGCAGCACCGACTTCAACAGCACCTCAGCCTGAAAGACATTGCCCGGCGCGACGATAAGCTGGCGCGGAACCAGACGAATCTTCTTGCCGTTGTTGTCCACAGCCTGACGAACCTGAATGAGCATCTGCTCAAGCGAAGTCTGCGACAGCACAGCGGCGGTCGTGAGCTGGTTGCTGAAAGTGCCACTGACGATGGGGTGTGCCGTGTTGATCAGCGACACGCCGTCACCGCCCGGATAGGCGCTGTTGAACGCAGTGTTCAGCACGTTAGCCGACAACAGTTCCTTGGTTTCCACCAGAGACTGTGCCAGATGACGGGCATAAACCTGACCCAGACGGATATGATCGCCATCCTCAACAAGCACCTTGGTCAGGGCAAACGCCAGACCATATACCTTGTACAGGTAACGCTTGAGGAAGAGGACACCACCCTGCTGGTAGGTGACCGGAGTACCGTCCGGCAACTGCGGAGCA